AGATGGAAATAGTGTTGTCACTGATGGAGCTTGCACAATCATCGGAGAAGAAACTGGTAGAGTTAGGTATGGATGGGTTGCGGCTGATACAGCAAATGCAGGGATATTTAGAGGAGAGTTTACAGTCACTTTTGCAAGTGGACGAAAAGAAACCTATCCAAATTCCACAACAATCCGTATCAGAATAAAAGATGATGTGAATTGATGAAACTATTTGATACATACATGGGTTATGTAATTGCTATTTCTACAGCGATGCTTGCAGGTATTTGGTGGTTGATGAATAATATTCTTACCAACAAATCTGAAATACGATTATTAAAACATCAAAACGATATAACAAATAAACTTCTTGATGAGTTGCGTAACGATCAAAAAGAAATGAGGCGCGACATCCAGAGTTTGCTGTCTAAGTAGGTTTGTAATGGACCCTGTTTCATGTGTAGCTTTAGCAACTGGCGCATTTAAAGCTTTAAAAGGAGCGATTGGCGCAGGTAAAGACTTGCAAGATATGACTGGTCAACTTTCTCAATGGGGAAAAGCTTTTTCTGATTTTACAAATATTGAAGAAAGAGAAAAAAACCCACCATTTTGGAAAAAAACATTCAAAGGTTCAGACGAAGAAACAGCCATTGAAATATTCGCTAATAAAAAGAAAATGGAACAAATGCGAGCGGAAATTAAAGAACACATCACTTGGCATTATGGGAAAAGTGCATGGGATGAAGTGTTGCAGATAGAAGCAAGTATGAGAAAAAGACGCAAAGACGAACTTTATAGAAAACAAGCACAAATAGATAATCTTATAAATTTTGCTATTGGTGCTGCAATATTTGCAATCGGGGCAGGGATTTTGACTCTTGGGTTTTATATTTTGGGTCAATGGCAAGGAAGATGGTAAATGTGGGTTTTACTTTGGTTGCAAGTCATCAGTGGTACGTTCGATCATTATCACGTTGGTAGTCATTCTAGTGAAGAAGCTTGCAAGGCTGCTTTATCAAAAGCAAAGGTGCTTGTTACAAATCAAAATTCAAAGGTTGTTTGTATTAAAATAGAACGGTGATACTAAAAGAATGGCGCGGAAAATTTATAATATATGACAATAATGGTAAAATAGTTATAATTACGCGAGATAAGAAAGTAGCAATAGCTTTTGCGAGGTCTAAAAAATGACAGAGTTTGATAAAGCAGATACAAACGGTGACGGTGTAATCCAACGCAAAGAATGGAATGCGCTTGCCTTAGAAGATCGTAGATTAGAAATGATTGACAGAGATTTAAAGCGAAATGCAGAAAGACGATTCACTGGTTTCGCATTGGCAGGGATGTTGATTTATCCATTTATAATTTTATTAGCATCGGTTTTAGGTTTTGATAAAGCTGCAAGTCTTATAACTGATATTGCATCAGTTTATGTCATTGCTGCATCTGGTGTCGTTGCTGCATTTATGGGTTTTAATGCTTATAGTGCAAAAACAGAAAGCAAAAAATCTAGCATTACAATGGAGGAAAGAAATGATTGATCTACTCGGCAAGCTTGTCGATCCAGTTAGCAATATACTTGATAAGGTTATTGAGGACAAAGATCAAAAAGCAAAATTAGCACATGAAATCGCGACAATGGCAGAAAAAAACCATCAAGCGATTGTTATGCAGCAATTAAAAATTCTTCAAGCCGATGCACAAGGCAACTGGTTTCAGTCGTCTTGGAGACCGCTTATCGGATGGATTGCAGGTATATCGCTTGGTATAAATTACATGGTCGCACCAATTGCTTTAGGGTTTGGTTTTGAAGTTCCGCAAGCAGATATGTCTGTCATGATGCCCTTGCTTTTAGGTATGCTTGGTATTGGTGGAATGAGGTCATTTGATAAACTAAAAAAGACGGACAGTAAAAAATGAGTGATTTAAAAATACCAGTAGCATTAGTCTTTGCAATGGCGATCCAACTCGTAGGTTTGGTTTGGTATATAAGCAATATCGTTCATGATATTGAGCATTTAAAAGGACAGGTTTCAGCACAGCAAGACATACTAGAACTTCTCAATGCTGATGTTAATGATCTTTGGGCGTTCTGTACCTTTACTGAAAATAAATGGGCTGAAAGTTACACTTCTGATATGGTGTATGAGCGTGTTTGTGGGTCTAAGGAGTTTGTAAATGAGTGAAGCATTAAAGACATTACAGGAAAAAATAGGGGCTACTCCTGACGGAGCTTTTGGTCCTAATACTGCTAAAAAGATTTGTCATCACTACGTCTTAAACGCAGAAAGAGGCGCTCATTTTCTTGGGCAACTTGTGCATGAAAGCGGTACATTTCGATATACAGAAGAAAATTTAAATTATTCTACTGAAGCAATTCTTAAGGTATTTGGTAAATATTTCAAAACCGAAACTGAAGCTGAAAGTTGCGCTCGTAACCCACAGGCATTAGCAGATCGAGTTTACGGACATCGTTACGGAAATAACGGACAGGGATATTTATGGCGTGGTCGTGGATTTTTACAATGCACGTTTAAAGAAAATTATGCCATGTTTGCAGATGATATGAATATTCCTGAGGTAATGAAAGACCCAGATCTTGTAGCTACAAAATACCCAATGGAAAGTGCTATTTGGTTTTTTAAAAGAAATGACCTTTGGACGATTTGTGATGAAGGCGTCAAAGATGATACAATCAAGCGCCTAACCAAACGTATAAATGGTGGTTACAATGGATTAAAACACAGAAAAGAAGAAACCTACAAAATTTATGAATGGTTAAAATGAAGACCTCAATTGCATATTCTGGCAAACTATCACAAAGACAATTGGTACGATTGGGTGGTTTAATTGCATTTATTTGTGGTCGTCGTCCATATGATACAATTTTAAATGATCTTACAGAAAATGGTTTTGTTTCTGATTTTGATAACAACCTAGAGCTTACAGACCTAGGAAGGCGTGAATTAACTAGGTTGGTATCAATGGCAGGATTAAAGCCAGAACAATTTACTGATAAGGCTTATCAGGACGAACCTTTGGTTTCACCAGTTCATTAGAAGCAACATCCGATCCTTTACAATAAACGTGAACATTTTTGTGTGATGCAAACGGTACAAAGGTATCTCTTATTCGAGCTTTGTTATGTGAGCACGTATCGTAACTTGGGAAAACCAAATGGTATTTTGTTTCTTCGCCTTCAATAAAAAAACTTAATACCATGATTGTATAATATTTAAGCATTTTGTTATCCATTCGCTTTTTTCAAGCTTTGTCAATTTGCTTGAAAGTTGAAAAATAAGGGGGCGTTTGCCCCCCCTAGTTAAATTTCTGCCCAAGCTTTAGTATTGATTGCTTTTGCAATTTTTTGTTCTCTGTCTCTGGTTACACTGACAGGTGATTTATGTTCTGTTGTATGTGTAGCCCAATGTGTCATACAATTATATAATGCCCATTTATTCGAACCAAGGTCTTTTGTTTCTGTTTTCAATTGTCCCATCAACTTTTCAAGCTGTTTTGAATTGTACTTCTCTTCGCTTGATTTTGTGTGGTGATTGATAAGATATTTTTTGAAAAAGTTTTCTGCCTTTTTTGCAGTTATCTTTTGTTTCATCCAGCCCTGCCAAAGTTCTTTTTGTCCGTGGAATATTTCGAGACCGTTAGAGATTTTTTCTGCTGCACCTTCTACACTTACTTGTGATGTATGACGCATCCAAACTTTTGAAATAGAGTCTGGTGTTGTACAGCCGTTAAGGCACCATAATCTCATTGCATCTGCAACTGTTTGATATGCATATGTACCATCGTAAGAATTCCAGACACGAATACGATATTTGCAATAATCACCAACAGCAGGTTCTGCAACCAAATCGTTGAATAAAACTTCTATTTGTAATTTTCTGCCATCATCTAGTGATTTAACATCAAACCCAAAATCTTGTGAGATGTTTGTTTGTTTAATGCTGTCATATGTAGCATTTACAACATCATCATGTGATAGCATTTTATAACTGTTACGATGAACATGAAGTGGTGTTCCAGTATCTTCTCGAACAAGTACCTTCCAACCTTCAATCGGTGTATCAGAACCTTGTGCTGTGAGTGGAACTTCATTTACCTTAAAATTCCAGTCTGTTTCGTTTATGTTAGTAAAATCAAGCATTTATGAACCTCCGTTTATGTTGATTTGTAAGTAGAAACTATCACAAACTTAGCTGCTGTCAATAATTAATTTACAAAAATATATGTAAATATTGTATTGACATATAATAATATATGTGATAGTATTAAATTGTCTAAAATGATTTAGACAAAACTATCAAACGAGGTTCTAATGAAAAACAAACCATATTTTACTCTAGATGATTTTACAGATGATCAGCTAGATAAATTAAAAACTAGAAATCCAAAATTAAATGAAATTATCAAGGAGGCAAATAAAAAGCCAAAACAATATAATTTTTCCAAAGAAGAAGTTCGTAAACACGCAATCAAGGTTTTGAATACAATTGCTCAACTTTCTTACTCTGAAAGAATGAGGGTTTTAGATCATGCGAGGAAAATGAACGATGTTAACTAAAGAGGTAAATCCAAAAGGTGGCAAGCTTAGGCTTGTCACTGCCATGCCAACCGAAGAAAGGTTAGAGCAGCAAGCCCAAGAATTGAAGAATGATTTGCCTGAGGCATATGCAAATCGAACTTTACAAGAAATGAAAATTAATTTGCTGAAAGAATACCTTCAAGAGACTTGGAAAAATGATATTTACATTATCATGGTCTATCGCAGAGAGGCGGCAGACGATATGGTACATAATCCAGAATTTAAAGGTAAATGTACTTGGTTATCTATTCGACGCAAAGATAGAAGACCTGTGAATAATTGGCAAGATATGCAAACAATTAAGAACAGGCTTTGTGGCACAGAATGTGATGCAATACAAATTTTTCCAAAAGAAAGTAAAATGGTCAATACGGCTAATCAGTATCATTTAATTGTGATGCCAGAAGAAGCAAACATACCTTTCGGTTGGCAAACAAGATTTGTTAAAAAAGAAAATTACACAGGTACTGGAGTACAAAATTTCAAAGGAGACGAATAAAATGAATAATAATAAAATGATTTATAACAGTGGTTATTTTCGAGACACAGGTATCGGTTATCAAAAGACAGATACAAGCAAGAGGGCTGCGCAAAGCAGCCCTAACCATAAATTAACAATACGAGATCGTGTTTTTGAATTGTTACAAAAAGCTGGTGTTGCATTAACAACAGAAGAAATAGCAGATTTTCTAAATTGCCCATACGCAAGTGTTCAACCTCGACTCAGTGAATTGCAGAACAGCGGTAAGGTTATTGACAGTGGTTACAGAGGTAAAACCAAATGGGGAAAATCTTGTATCAAATGGAAGGTCAAAGATTAATTGAAATAAATGTAAATATTGTATTGACAACTATGTGCAAATATATTAGTCTGTATATATAGAAAGAGAGGTTCACAATGGAAATTAAAATTCACAGCAATCAAATCTGGCTTTCCGATCCGTCAAAAGCACATGGATACGATGTTGAGGTTGGCACAGATCAATCAAATGGTGACACAGTTTTTGTTGGTGTAGACGCAACAAATAGAACACAAGCCGCTTCTTTGGCTAAAAGGTTTGCTTTCAAATGGATTTGTGGAACAGGACATTACGTAGCATCAGTAAACATGACATCATAACAACAGGGGGCAACAGCCCCCTCCTAATTTTAAGAGGTTCACATGGCATATATTCATCATAATCAATTTATGAATGTAGAAGTAAAAGGTAAAACATTTGATATTGTTGTAGAAGGTACCTTTGATACGATTACATCTGAAACAAATATAACAGATGTATATTTAAACGACAGTCGGGGAGACGAGAAGGGAGGTTTTAAAATACCAGACAGAATAATGAAATTTCTTAATCTACGTTACAATGATTTTGAGGATTTTAAAGACAGTATTAACTAGCGGGGAAAAATAATAAATGAAATGGAATGACCTGATACGAAAACAAAAAGAAGAACGAAAGGCACTGATCTTTGACCAAATAGAAAAAGGTCACAGTCAGTCAGAGGCTGCTCGTATTCTCGGCATGCACCGTCAACAGATTTATCAATTTTGTAAAATACACAATATTAATTTTATTGGCGAACAGCAAAAATTTCGGAAAGGTAAAAAAAAGAAAAGGGCATAAGTAATGGTTTTCAAAAGGAAAAAAACTAATAAAATCGAAATTAAAAATGATTTCAGTGGAATTAAGATTGGTAATCGACAAGATATAGTACAACAAGTTAAATCACAATTTTCAAAAGACGAACAATCAATATTTGATGATTATTTTTATCGCGATAAAGATAATGAAAAATGGGACAAACCATTTGGTTGGGGACAAACAGCAGGACTAGCGCACGATGGTACAGATAATTTGGTCGTAAGACCAGAACAAGAAAGTTATCTTTACAATACTTTCCTTGCAGCACTGGCAAATCCAAAGAAGGCTTTTTTTATTGATTTTGCATTTGCACAACCTGACGAAAAGAAACGCCTTGATTATGATTTTAAACTCATGCGCAAAAAGATCATAGAAAGTGAGCGTATTACCTTATCGGATGATTTTGTAAGAAACGCTGTAGCACTTTCGTTCTCGTATCCAAAATATATTTTACAACTTCTACCAAAAGCAATTCCCTGTTTTGATAATCTTTGGGTAGAGTGGAATGAATTGGTAAAATTTGATGAGGTACAAAAACAAAACGAAACACTGGGAATACCTACTGAATACGATAGACGACCATATGTAGCAAATAAAACAGCTTATCATATAGAGAATAGAGGTTCTAATATTTTTCAATATACAGTTTGTTTGAGCGAACAATTTTACACAGATCAAACAATGACAAAAAAATCTGCACAAGATGCAATGATGAGTTCTTGGTCTTGGTTTTTTTCAAATGAAGACTCTTTGGCATCTCTTGGATGTCAACATAAGGGAAAACCATACACAGAAAGTCCTGATTTATTTAACAGGTTGCTTGGAAAAAAATATTGTGATCATTTTGCGGAAGACTTTCCTAAAACAGCAATGAAAAACTTTGGTCAACAAATTGCGTTTGGTGAAACCGATATTACTGCAACAAAATTAAATTATCATACAGACCTCGAAAAAGAAGATAAAATTAAACAACAGCTTACACACACAGCAATGGCATGTGATAGTGATTTAAGATTTCTGGCTGCTGTTTTTTCTCTTTTAAATTATCCAAGGTTTGTTCGAGAGGTTAATGCGCCACAAAAAATATATCCACAAATAAAATGGGGTCAGCGTGTTCCCAGAAATGAATTAAAGGTTATTGAAATTGAATTACCAAAACATGGCGTAAATATCTATCAACAGCTTTTTACTGGTCATGGTACACCTAAACGACAGCATACAAGAAGAGGTCACTGGCGCGTTCTAAAAGATGTTCATGGGCGTATTAAAAAGCGTACATGGGTCAAACAGTGTACAGTTGGAAATGCAGAACTGGGAATAATCGAACATGAATATGTCCTTACGTCAAAAAGTAGATAAGGCAAAATCTGAACTCAAACTTGCTCAAAGACAAATGAGAATTGAAACAATAAAATGTTATGCAGATGCAGGTTTTTCGGCACCAGCTATAGCAGAGATTTTGCAGATCAACGTAATTACACTGAGAACTTTTGCTTATAATCACAACATATTTTTTAAACATAGGAAGCCAATGTCAAAAGAAAAATTATCCGAAGCACTGATACAAGAAAGAAAATATCTCACGCAACAGGTTTTATATTGGGAAAGAGAGCGATGGCGTGCTGATTCAGACAGAAACGCAACCAATAATTACTACCTTGCAAAAAAAGACTTAACAGAATTTTACGCTAAGTGCAGATCAGCAGGTATCAAAATATAAATAATCGTGTGGCGGTGAAGAGGTAACAGATGAACTGTTGTGGTTTTACATAAGAAGAAAATTTCACCGCCACCCTCAAGTTTTATAAAAAGGAATAGAAAAATTCAATGAAAAAAGTAGCAATTGATTTCGCTGTAACGCAACTTGAAACAATACAGGTTGGAATGCAAAATTATTACAATTTAATGAAACTGAACCATAAAAATAAAGACACAAAAATAGCATCAATTAAAAAAATAATAGATAAAATTGAAAAAATACTATCCGATAATGGTGTTCCGCAACAATCGTATACCGTTTTTAGAGGCGAGGGTATTTCAAGTGAGTTTTTTGAAAATCTTAGGTTTGATATAGAAGGTCTGTTTAATTGTAAAAAAATTGATTTACAACACCATCCACTGTTTTCGGAAAAAAATGGACATGGCGCTAATATTATTGTTGTATTCGATAACAGAACAGAAAATATGTGGGTTGTGGGAGTCGACGATAAAAAGCAATTAGATTTCAAAGATAAAAAATGTTACATACAGTAAATTTTATAGTCTCTGGAACGCCTGTTGGTAAGGGCAGGCCACGTTTTACAAAAACTGGTGTTCCGTATACTCCCAAAGAAACAAAAGATTATGAAGCAAGGATAAAGAATTCTGCTTGGGTTGCTATGAAGAAGCAACGCCTTGGCGTATCTAAAAAAAGATGCAGCGTCATTATAAGTGCTGTTTTTCCAATTCCTAAATCTTATTCTAAAAAGAAAGTGCTTCACTGTCAGGCAGGTAATATTGTACCTCCGCGTCCTGATATTGATAATATTGTTAAAGCTGCACTGGATGGGTGTAATTCAATTGTATATGACGATGATAAACAAGTATGGCATATTGCTGCATTTAAAAAATATACCGACATTGACGAAACGCCTCATTTAAATGTTAAAGTTCAGTGGGATGCGACATGAATGAACCAGTATTTATTTTTGATATGGATGGTACCTTAACACCAAGTAAACAAATTATTGATAAAGATTTTTACGAATTTTTTTTCTCGTTTTGCGAGTCACATTCTGTATCTATTGTAAGTGGTGCAGATTATAAGCAAATTGTTAAACAGTTAGGCGGAGAAATACTGAGTGAGTGCGAAGCAGTTTTTCCTTGTTCTGGAAACGAAGAGCGATTTTTAGGTGAGGTTTTAGCATCAAAGCCTTGGGTACCAAGCGAGAGATTAATTACGCACCTAGCTGCGCTTTGTGATGCGTCTGCATATCCCATTAAATTGGGAAATCATATTGAACTAAGAATGGGAATGTTAAATTTTAGTATTGTTGGTAGACCTGCTTCATTAGAAGATAGAAATATGTATAAAACTTGGGACAGAGAATACAAAGAAAGAGCTGCTTGTGCGGCGTACGTGAATACCAAATTTGGTGGTTTAAATGCTGTTGTTGCAGGGGAAACTGGAATAGATATTTTCCCAAAAGGAAAAGATAAAAGTCAAATTATAAAAAATAAATACTATAGAGATAGACAAACAATTTTTTTTGGCGATAGTATTTTTCCAAATGGTAATGATTACACCATTGCTTTGGCTTGTCATAAATACCATTGTGTAAGAAACTGGAAAGATACTCAATCTATACTTGCTGCAGAGTATTTATAATCTTTTCCGTACAACCTTTCCCATTCGAGTGGTTGTTTATGAATGGCAACTTTTGATTGATCCCATAAACCTTGATGATGCCCATCGCAAAGTGGAATAGCTGTATCATCAGATCGCTTTCTTGCACTATATCTATCGTGAATTGGATGATGTGCTGTTGTTGCAGATAATTGCGGTTCGTTAAATTTACGACAAATACAACATGGCATTGATCGTATTTTATCTAAATATTTTGGATTTTTTTTGGGTTTACTTTTTTTTAAACCAATCGGAGGTTTATTGGCCAAATTAGTCATAACATTTCCGAAACAGGATCGTAACCAATAGTGGTTGTAAGCTTTTCCATGGCTTGCTCAAAAAAATCGTTAAACTCTTTTTGATCCATTTTACTAAATGCTATACTGTCTGGAACGTAATATACACCACCATTTGCCTTATTAACAACTGTTCTGTAATAACCACAAAGCATTTTTAAATCGTCGTGCAAATGTGCAGATGTTGCCCACCTTTGTGTTGCTTTTACGACGTTATTTAAAATAGACCAATACAGCTTATGGTGTTGGGGCGATCGCTCACTTACAGCTTGAATATTGAACAATTGATTATTTTTATAAACCTCTAGCATTTCTGCGTCATATCGCGTGACAGGGTGCAAGACCCCATCACGCTTTATAACTTGTAAAGTTGGTCTAGAACGGGATTTCATCATCCAAGCCATCCAGTTCCGTGTTTTCGTCAACATCAGTTGATTGGTCAGTGTCCAGAGAGGTTCTATTCCGCCCACCAAGCAATTCAAGCTGCTCAACATTACAAGTTATTCTTGTATTACCATTATATTCATCGGTGCCAAAATCACCAGATATAAAAACTTTTGTTCCCTTCTTTAAATATTGCGCAATACTTGTTTGTTGTCCCCATAAACTACAATCAATATACGCAGTTGTTTTTTTTCTTCTATCGTTTACAGCAACAGAAAAATTAACCACATCGTGACCACTGTTGGTTTGCCTTACATCAGAACAATCTTTTGTAAGATTACCAATAAACATATGGATATGCATTAATTAATCTCCAGTTCTGCTTCTCTACTTTGCCACTGTACTTCTAATTCTGCTGATCTTTCTTCATTAAATGTTTTTATATTGTCGATAATATTTTGTGCTTCTTTACCAAATTTTAAGAGTGCATCTGCATCCATTGTTGGTAACATTCTTTCTAATTTAATTGCACGTTCTAAGACACTTGCTTGTTTTGGTGTAATTGATTTTTCTTTTAAATCTTTTTTAATTTGCATTCTATCTTCACCGACAGCTTTATTACCATCATCATCTTGTACTGGTACTCCTGTCAATGATGCCAAACCATATCGTCTTGCATATGTAATTGCACCACCAAGTGACTGCATATCAGATTTTTTGTATTCCAGATAAACAGTACTCGTAAACGAGTGACCAGATGTATGTACTGCACTTGTCTTGACAAATTTTCCATGTTCGTCAGCACCACATTCTTGAATAATTGCAAAACCTTTTGATGCAAATGCAGGTATAACGGCATCTTGTATTGCAGATAAATCTGCGTACGCGTTATTTAAAAAGGCATTTTTTTGATTTTTAATTGCTTTTCCCATATTTGCTTGGGCTTCAACAAATGCTGTGATTGCGTCTGTATTTTTTACTTCATTCATTTACTTCATCCTTATACTTATAGTTGTGTTACCAGATACCAATTCGGCTCCATCAATCTGTACACCTGCTTGTAATTGTTTTTTGATTTCTATTTTATCGGGTATGATGTTTACCTTACAAAGTTGTGACGGAATTTTATTCTCGTCAGTTATATTCAGTATTTCACCTCCTTTTCTAAGCGATACAGTAGCTATCGCATGTGGTATTTTTTTCTGATTGGTCATTAAAAGAATTTTATGAAGTGTTTCTTTTAATGCATCTTTACGTTGTTTTAATCCATTACGTCTTAGATTGTACCGATCAATCAAAGAATTCATTGCTTCTATTTGACATTCAGTTTCGTTTACTTTTTCTAAAACAGTACCAACAAAATCAAGAACATCTGTTTCTCCATCAAGAGTATCCCAGAATGTTTCTAAATCATCAGCGTAATCTGCTAATTCTTCGGAAACCATTGTAACAAGTCCACTATCAATCTGCATTTTCTTTTTCCTTAATAAGGGTTAATGCAGCAGAAAACTTACTTCTATCAAATGCCTTTTCTATTGCCTCATCAAGCATTTGCAAACATCTTGGTGGATATGCCATTCGTTTGTATTCATCGTATGAAATTTTATCATCTTCCATATCTTGAAGAAGTTTACTGTTGTGATCATGAATTGCTGAACAGATTTCTAATTTAACGTCTAAAGCTGATACGTATTTTGTAATCATTTTGAACCTCTTTAAATAAATGATAGTAAGATACTAATTTTAAAGGATTTATTTGTCAACCAAATATTTACAAAAACTTTTGGTGACTTTATCAATATAATTATTTAAAAGAAAAAAGGTCATACAGAAACTATCAAAACTGTATGACCTTATGCGTCACTTAAGGGCTTAAGTGTGCCCTTCACATATCAATATTTTTGATTTTTGTAAAGGAGAAATCAATGTCACATTATATGACTGCACTGGCAATGAAACAGAAGGGAATTAAACCTTCTGCTAAAATTGTTCTGTACTGGCTTGCCGATCATTACAATGGCGAAAGTGGTGAATGTTTTCCCAGCCATAAACGTTTGGCTGAATGTTGTGAAATGACAAGGCAGAGTATAATTAATCAATTAAAAATTTTAGAAGAAGCTGGTTTAATAGAAATTAAACCAAGATTTAGAGATAATGGTTCGCATACATCTAATACATACGAATTGTTACTTGTTGATAACGAAAAAGAAGAAGAGGTAGTCAAAAATTTTGACATACCTAGTCAAAAAAATAAACAAGGGCTTATAAAAGATTTTAACACCCTTAACCTTGTAAATAATAACCAAGTAATTGAACCAGATAATATAAGGGTTATTTTATTTTTTGATGAGGTTTGGGAAAGGTATCCAAGAAAAGTTGGCAAGGGTGCAGCTAAAAAAGCATGGGTTAAAGCATGTTCAAAAATAAATGATTTAGCACTTCGCGATGCTGTTTTTGAATATATTGAGGCTGTCAATGGAAAAACGAAAAAGTTTATTCCACATCTTGCAACATGGTTAAATCAAGAAAGATGGGATGACGAAATAGAAAATATAGAACCAGAAAAAACATCTGATTTTCTAAAAAATCTGTTCAAATCAAAAACCTTAGGAATTGAAAAACAATGAATTACGAGCAACGAAAAAGACAAATATCTGCATGGTTGATGCAAACATTAAAACGCTATGAGGTACCACCACATATGGACGAAGATGCTTGTAGAGAAGAAATGGTTTTAATGGTAGAAGATATTAATAGCGAAATACCAAAATTAAATGAGTCAGGTATGAAGTATCTTTTAGAAAAAGTAGCACAGTATGTAAGAAAAAACCAATCATCAAGAAAATGGCCGACAATAAATATTTTCACAAAAGGTGTCAAAGAATATCGTGATAAAATGGATGATGATTTGGTTATTCAAGAAGCTCCAAAAGACTTTGATCCTTCTTTAATCAATGCAAAAAGAATTAAAAATTTAGAAAGTGTTGGCGAATGGTGGATAGTTGGCGGTGGTGCGCAAAAATTATTACAACAAAATTTAATTACAGAAGATGATTTAAAACCTTACATGAATTTTCTTGCATCACGAAAGAAATCTAGTAATATGGGGGAATAATCAAGGGTCAGCGATTGGCGTCATTACCACTTGGTTTGCCTCAACTTTATGCCCCCTTTTTTAGGGGGTTTTTTTTATGAAAAATGTATTTATAATAATTACAAAAAGGAAAGCGTAATGAAGTCTTGGCCTGCTACGGCTACTAAATTAGTAGAAATAAAAAAACTTATACCATACGCAAGAAATAGTAGAACTCATAGTGAAGAACAGGTTTCACAAATAGCTGCTAGTATTCAAGAGTGGGGATTTACAGTCCCGATATTAATTGACGAAGAAAATACATTGATAGCAGGTCATGGTAGATTATTGGCTGCACAAAAATTAGAGCTTGAAAAAATTCCTGTTATGATTGCAAAAAATTGGTCAGATGCACAAAAACGTGCATATGTAATTGCAGATAATAAATTAGCATTAAATGCAGAATGGGATGAAGAACTATTAAAAGTAGAAATAAAACAGTTAGAGTTTGATAAGTTTGATATTTCAAAAATGGGTTTCGAATTAGACGAATTAACAGATTTATTTTTAGATAAAGATTTTGGTGACACAGATGCATTTGATGAATGGCAAGATATGCCAGAATACGATAACGAAAATTTAGATTATTTTAGAACCATTAAAATTCATTTTGACAACCAAGAAGATGTTGACCTTTTTGCAGAAAAAACTGGTTTACCACTTACAGAAGCAACACGTTTTATACGGTTTCCAGAACCAGCAAAAACAGATTTAGATGCATACAGGGTTCACGGAGACGAAAGTGAAACCTGAGTTTCCTCTTTATATTCCCAGCAAAGGTCGTGCTGAATATATGATGACATCTAAAGCACTTACATCAATGAAAGTACCTCATTATTTAATCGTAGAAAGCGATCAAATTGATGAATATGCCAAAGCAATTAAACATTGGGATTTACTTACGACAATTATTGAGCTGGATTTATCTTTTAAAGAAAAATACGAACTTTGTGATGATTTAGGACTAAGCAAAAGTACTGGACCGGGACCTGCCAGAAATTTTGCATGGGAACATTCTAAAAGCGATGGATATGCATGGCATTGGGTTATGGATGATAACATCAAACATTTTCACCGTTTCAATAAAAATTTACAAGTAAAGGTAACCGACGGAACTTGTTTTAAAGTTATGGAAGATTTTGTTCAGCGATATACAAATATTGGCATGGCAGGTCCAAATTATATGATGTTTGCTCCACGAAAAACACGATTACCACCTTTTGTGCTTAATACAAGAATTTACAGTTGCAACCTTATACGAAACGAACTGAGATATAGATGGAGGGGAAGATATAACGAAGATACAATTCTTTCTTTAGATATTTTAAAGGCAGGTTGGTGTACGACACAGTTTAATGTATTTCTCCAAGAAAAAACAAATACACAAACAATGAAGGGAGGCAATACAGAAGAATTTTACCATAAAGAAGGAAATGTACTTGAAGGGGAAAGATATGCCGATACTGGTACATTAGAAAAATCTAAAATGCAGGTCAAAGTTCACCCTGATTGTTCAAGGTTGGTTAAAAAATATGGCAGATGGCATCATCACGTAGATTACAATAGATTTAAAAAACAAAAACTAATTCGCAGAAGCGATATTGATTGGACAGGTCAAGTTAAAGATTATGGCATGAAAATGGTAAAAGTTAGATGAAAGTAGGATTTACAGCATCAACATTTGATTTGCTACACGCAGGTCATGTTGCAATGCTTTCCGAAGCAAAAAATGTTTGTGATTTTTTGTTAGTTGGATTGCATGTAAATCCACACGAAGAGCGCAAAGAAAAAAATGAGCCAATACAAACATTGGTAGAAAGATACACACAATTAAAGGCAATCTCGTATGTTGATGAAATAATACCTTATCAAAAAGAAAACGATTTGCTTGATATTCTAAAATTATATCCAATTCAGATAAGAATTATTGGCGAAGAATATCGTGATAAAGATTTTACTGGTAAAAATTTAGATATTGAAATCTACTACAATAAAAGAAGGCACGATTTTAGTTCGAGCCTTCTTAGAAAACGAGTAGTGGTAACCGAGCTTGAAAAAAGCGAATCACCAAAGCTGGGTGGCTCAAAGATTAGTAATATGAGCCGCTGATCCAAGTTCATTGACCGCATAGACCATTGTTCTTTTATCATCGTATGGTCTGGCAAAATCAACTACCTCAAAAAAGGTTTTGAATTCTTTGCGGATACGGTTTGCCCCCTTTCCCCGTACCGCCACAAAGTGTGTTCTGTTTTCGTAAACCTGTTTCTCGTAATCAGTAGCAAAATTAAACATTAGTAAGTCTCCCCAGTAAAAATATTTATAGGATTTTCCCAACTGTAGAAAGCTTCTCTTACTGCAGCCTTTTCTGCCTCGATCTGTGCTGGTGTTCTGTTTGCTTGTGCCTTCTTGTATTCTTCAATAAATTGAGCTGTTTCGATGTCTCTTGTATTATCTGCATATTCTTTTTGTTCTGCAGTAATAAAACCATTTTCAAAGAATTGCTCTACAATATCTTTTGGTGGAACGCTGTTGTTGCTGATCCATCTAATAACATCACCGTCAAAGTAAGTATTTGTTTCGAATTTTTCTTGAGTATTGTAAGTCATTTTGAACCTCTTTTTGTTTATATATACAAACTATCAAATGGCATATATATTGTCAATACAATATTTACAAATAATTACAAAAAAATACAACTCTTTGACCATTCAGAATTTATGTATTAAATATACATACACACAAGATATGGTGGAAAGCATGAATGACAGTATAGATGTTGATACTGAAGAAAAAAAACGAGGCCCGAAAGGACCATCTAAAGCCTTGAATGATAAAGATTTTATGCAGCTTCTTAATATGATCCGTATACAATGCACACAGACAGAATGTTGTAATGTTCTCGGTATGTCAGATACAACTTTGAACAGAAGATTAAAGGAACGTGGGTACGAAAATTTTGAAGACCTCTATAAAAAGCACAACGATGAGGGCAAAATGTCATTGAGACGGATGCAATGGCAAGCAGCAGAAAATGGAAATGCAACCATGCTAGTTTGGCTTGGTAAACAGTATTTGAGTCAACGTGACAGATTAGATGCTGAACTTACTGGTAAGGATGGTGGCGCAATTGTAACAAAAATTGAGCGTGTAATTGTCGACCCTTCAAATACAAACACCTAGATGGGCAAATCCCTTATTAGTTGGTGATTTAGGAAAGCCTAGATACAGAGGTGCAAAAGGTGGACGTGCATCTGGGAAATCACATTTTTTTGCAGAATTAATTGTTGAAAGAATGTTAAGTCATCCAAATTCTAAAATTATCTGTATTCGCGAGGTGCAAAAATCACTCGAATTTTCTTCAAAGCAACTGTTGCATGATAAAATACAGGCATTAGAAGTTGGTCATTATTTTGAAATACAAAAAACACGAATATCTTGTACGCTTGGCAGTGGTGTTATTATATTCCAAGGAATGCAAGATCATACAGCAGAAAGCGTAAAATCACTCGAAGGTTTTGATGTTGCTTGGATTGAAGAAGCACAATCGTTATCTACAAGATCGTTAGAATTGCTTGATCCAACACTGCGAAAAGAAGGTTCAGAAATCTGGTGTAGCTGGAACCCAAACAAAGAAGATGATCCAGTAGAACAACTGTTTAAAGATAATAAAAATGCTGTTTTGGTTCATGTAAATTACATGGATAATCCGTTTGTTACCGATGCAACAAAAGAAATGGCCGACAGAATAAGAGGTCAAAATCCAATAAAATACAATCATATTTGGCTTGGCGATTATATGCGTGAGGTTGAGGGTGCGCTTTGGAATGCAGACGATATTCAAAAATGTAGAATAGAAGTTGATGCAGTACCAGAGCTAGACAGAGTTGTAGTGGCAATTGATCCTGCGGTTACTGGTAAAGCCACCTCTGATGAAACTGGTATTATAGTTGCTGGCAGAGCAGGTAAAAATAAATATTATATATTAGAAGATTGTAGTTTGAGAGGGTCGCCAGATCAATGGATTCGTAGGTCAATTTTAAAGTATCACGAATATCAAGCAGATAGAATTATAGCAGAAGTAAACAATGGTGGCGATTTGGTTGAAAATCTGTTAAGAAATACAGATAGGAATGTTTCGTTTAAATCGGTTCGTGCAACAAGGGGAAAAATGCTTCGTGCAGAGCCAGTAGCAGCGTTATATGAAAGTGAGCAAGTATTTCATGCGGGAAAATTTTCAGAACTTGAGGAACAAATGATTTTTTACAATGGTTCTGGCAACATTTCTCCCGATAGATTAGATGCCTTAGTGTGGGCTATTACAGAACTATCGCAAGTAAGCGGTTCACCAGTTTATAGGATCTCGTAATGGGTTTATTTGATAATTTAAAAAATTTCTTCGCAAATAATATTGAAACAAAAGAAGCCCCAAAGGTTTATATGGCAGGGCATACACTTTATGCGCACAATCGCAGAGACGGTTACAAAGATTACGCAAAAGAAGGTTACCAAGAAAACGCAATTGTTTATAGATGTGTAAATGAGATTGCAAATGGTGCAGCATCGGTTCCCATGAAAGTTTTTCAAGGAGATATTGAACTTGACAATCATCCGTTGATTACGTTGCTGAAAAGACCTAACCCAACTCAGGCAGGTATTGAATATTTTCAATCTCTTTATTCGTATTTATTGCTAGCAGGTAACAGTTATGCGCTTGCGAGTGCAGTTAATCAAGTTCCCACAGAAATGTATTTATTACGACCTGACAGGATGGAAATAAAACCAAGCGAAACATCTATTCCAAAATCATACTGTTATAAATTAAACGGACAAATTGCAGCAGAGTATGAAGCCGATCCAATAACTGGTCAGTCTGAAATAAAACATTTTAAAATGTGGAACCCCTTAGATGATTACTTGGGATGCTCGCCACTCATGGCTGCAGCAGTTGATTTAGATCAGCACAATATGATTGCAAAGCATAACATTGGTTTATTGGTTAATGGTGCAAGACCTTCTGGTGCGATAGTTTTCAAGCCAAGAGATGAACTGGGAAATACAGCTATGCTTTCTGATGGTCAAAGAGAACAAATATCAAAAGACCTTGAACAGAGATTTGTGGGTACAAAAAATGCAGGTCGTCCAGTTTTGCTTGAAGGCGATTTTGATTGGAAAGAAATGGCAATGTCACCTAAAGACATGGATTTCTTACAAAATAAACATATGGCTGCAAAAGATATTGCCTTATGTTTTGGTGTTCCGTCACAGTTAATTGGGATTCCTGACAGTCAAACCTATGCAAATGTTCAAGAAGCAAGACTTGCGTTATATGAAGAAACAATAATTCCACTAGCTCAAAGAATTATCAGCGATTTAAATGAATGGTTGGCACCAAGTTTCGGTGATGAAATCAATATACAGTACGATTTTGAAAGTGTACCTGCAATCACAGAAAGACGCAGACGTATTTATGAAAATGTTACGGCTGCAGTTCGTGAAGGTATTATTACTCGCAATGAGGCGAGAGACAGATTGGGTCTTGAACCCATAACAGGCGGTGATGAAGTATATATTGCTGCTAATTTATTTCCATTAGGAGGTCCCAATGTTGCAGATGCTGAAGAAAGTAATTCGAAGTTTGATGCCGAAATGGCTTATGGGCAAAAAGAAGAAATCCGCAAAGACGTCTTCACAACCCAAAAAGAAGCCGAAGAAAGGGCAGAAGAAATAGGGTGTATTGGTTCTCACATGCACACAGAAGATGGTGAGACAATTTGGATGCCATGTCAAAATCACGACGAATACACTGAATTAACTGGTGATACTGTTAAAGATCATTACGATGACGATGATGATAAACGTAAAAAACCCAAACGAAAAAAACCAAAATATAAAACTGTATTTGAAGATGAAGACAACGAAGCAAAAGCAGAAAGCGATGTAGATACAAAGCCAACATCTGCTATGGCTATAAATGCCACTAGGGGTCTAGAGCTACGCAAAAAATTCAATCGTGGTGGTACAATGGTCGGTGTTTCAAGAGCAAATCAGTTGAAGGTTAGAGAAAGATTGAGTCCAAGAACAGTAAGGCGAATGCACTCATTTTTTTCTAGGCACGAAGTAGATAAACAAGCAGAAGGTTTTAGTAGAGGCGAAGAAGGTTATCCAAGCGCAGGTGCCATAGCTTGGCTGCTTTGGGGTGGTGATGAAGGTCAATCATGGGCTAGAAGAAAAACAGCAGAATTAGATAAAGAAAGAGATAAATCGCTCGAATTAGATGATCATATTACCGCAGCATACATCGAAACAAAAGCACCTATTTCTGAAGCTGTTAAAAAGGGGTTGGCACAAAAGGTCAAAGACCATAATGAAAAGCATGGTGATAAAAAAGGTAAAAAGGTTACGCAAAGAATGTTAGAAGCGGTTTTTAGGAGAGGTGTTGGTGCATATAATACCAATCCATCTTCTGTAAGGCCAAGTGTAAGAAGTTCAGATCAATGGGCATATGCACGAGTAAATGCATTTTTGTTTGCTGTTCGCAGGGGAAGATTTAGAAGTGGTAAATTCGACCTTGATTTGTTGCCATCTGGTCATCCTTTAAAAAGTAATGCAAAAAAATCAATTCAAATCGCAGCCGAATAGTAAACTAGTTTAATTTAAAATGCCACCAAAATATGCAATAAGCACAGGCATGTAAAAAAGTAAAATTGTAAATGCTAGTATTAAAGTAAAATTTGTGATAAAAGTAATAAAATTCATAATACGCTCCATTTTATGAAAACTAAGCCACCTATTCAACAAGGTGGCTTCTTTTTAACAAACGTCTCAATCGTCTGCTTTTCTTGTAATTATCTACCCTATCTACGTTTTCTTCAAAAGAATTGAATAGATCTGCAAGTTCTTTGTAAACAATATTGTAAGCCGTTAATGGTCTTTGGTTTTTAATACAGTATAAGAGCATATCTTTTTCATCAAAATGACTGAAAAATTCACGATCGTATTCATCTTTAATCAAATGCATACCTTCTAAAATATTTTGATACTTTGGCTGGTTATGTGATCGCTCTTTTACAATTTGCCATGCAGTTGAAAACGACATACGCCTTAGATGTATATTAAATAAATGCAACATTACGCTGCCTCCTTTTTCAATAACCTGTTTGGAGATACCTCGATTGCTGCCTCTAAAATATGATCGCAATATTGTTTGCATTCGATATTATCAAGTTCGGCAAGCCACTCATCATATGTAACAACCGTTGTGGGAAACTCTTTATAATCAATCGTATTGCTCATAGAAATGGCTGCCACAAATGCCCAAGCATCTGCAGGACTGTTTAAGTCAGATACGATGTAGTCATCACCAAATTTAACTTTCCATTGGTGATTACCGTCGGCATATTTACCAGATTCGCAATGCGAACCGTAATTTTCTAGTACCTGTGTTTTAACAACATATTTTCTACTTAACATTTTAGAACCTCTCTTTTGATAAGTTTAAACTATCAAATGCACATATGTTTGTCAATACAATATTTACAAAAAAGTATATTAGACGATAAAAAAATACTATGTTATAAGGTGCCATGGGTTTTCTTGAATGAAAAAAATGAATTTACAAAGAAAAGTATCTGTAGGTGCGAATAAATATTCTGCACGCAAAGAAATTACTGAACAGTTAAGAATACGTCAGTCTTTTGAAAGAAAATTAAATTTATTGTTAATTAAAACATTTTCAGAAATCGGTAAACTTGCTCAGCAAGAATATATTAATCGTCAACAAATAACCCTTACAAATGCATCTATATCAGAAAAAATAAATAATATTTTAGAACCGCATTATCGTGCAGTTATTGACGAGTTCGGCTTGAGAATGACACGATACAGAAAACAAGAAAGTCAATTTGAAATTATCATAAGAGAATACTACAACGTTTTTGGTGCATTGGCGGTTACAAATATTTCTAATACTACAGTAAATAAACTGGTAGCTGTTATACTTGCAGCAGAAACAGAAGGTCTAGGAGTTGCCGCAGTTGCAGATCAAATATTCGAAAGTATGAAACCTGCATTTACAAGGAATAGATCAGCGGTAATTGCAAGAACAGAAACGCATAACGCTGCTAGTTTTGCAAATCACGAAATAGCAAAATCTATGAATTTACCTAATTTACAAAAACAATGGGTAGCTGTTTCAGATGATAGAACAAGAAGTAACCATGCAATTATGAATGGAACAAGAATTCCCATGGATGAAGATTTTGATGTTCCAAGTTCATTCGGAACAAGGCAAATGAGTCGTCCAAGTGACCCACGAGGTGGTGCCGAAAATATAATAAATTGCAGATGTGTTCTTATGTATGTAACACCAGAAGATGATGTTGTTGATGAGTAACTTGCGCGAAATAACTAAATGATGTAGATTACCTTTAATTATGGAGTATATATGCCATTACCGAAACCATATGGAAGCGAGACTCAAGGTGAGTTTATGAGTCGTTGCACTAGTGACGATAAGGTTCGCGCAGAATTTCCAGACAATGACCAGAGGGTTGCGGTCTGTCTTAGCCAAGCAAAAAAGGGTGAGAAAATGAGTGATGATCTGATAGATGAAGCACAAGAGACAGACGAAAATAAATATGAAGATGGAGAACTGGACGTTAAGTTTGAAATCAAGACCGAAGAAATCGGAGAAGAAAAGGGATTATTTTCTGGTTATGGGTCAATTTTCAATAACAGAGATTTAGGCAATGATGTTGTTCTTGCAGGTGCATTTGCTCAGTCAATAGGTCGTAAAGGTGCAAAGGCTGTAAAGTTACTTTATCAGCACAAACAAGATGAGCCAATTGGTGTATTTGATGAAATTATTGAAGATGCAAAGGGTTTAAAGGTCAAAGGTCGTTTGGCAATGGGAACCCAAAGGGGAAAAGAAGTTTACGAACTCATGAAAATGGGTGCGATTGATGGATTATCTATCGGCTATAGAGTTGATGATAAAGGTTACGAATATGACAAGCGGCGAAGGCGAAGAATGCTCAAGTCGGTTGACTTAATGGAGATTTCTGCCGTTACTTTTCCAATGAACCCGCGCGCACGGATTCAAGCTGTAAAAGGGGCAGAACGCACAGTAAGAGACTGGGAACAATTTCTTCGGGATGAAGGAAGCCTTTCTCGAACTGAGGCAAAGGCGGCTGCAAGCGCAGTGACCAAGGCACTTGAACAGCGGGATGCTGTTAAAGAAGAACAGCCTGAAGTTCTTGAAGCAATGTTACGCTTCACAAACATCCTAAAATCTTAATTCTACGGAAGGAAATAAAATGACAGAAGAAGTCAAAAATGCCGTAGACGCAATGTCGAGTGCCTTTGAAGAATTTAAAAAGGTAAATGATGAGCGTTTAGCGGAAATCGAAGCAAAAGGGGAAGCAGACCCGATTGTGGAGGAAAAGCTCGCAAAGCTTGAAGGTGAATTAGACAAATTTGAAACAATCAATCAGTCGCTCACCACACAGCAAAAAAATGCAGAGGGCATGGAAGAAAAACTTGCTGAGATTGAAACAATGCTTAAGCGACCTGCAAATGCAATGGAAGCAAAAGATATTGATGTAAATCTAAAAGCTTGGGATACCTTCATGCGTAAGGGTGAAGATGGGCTTGATGAAATTGAAAAGAAAGCATTGACAGTTGGTACGGCTGCAACCGCAGGTAATTTAGCACCTGCAGAGTATGTTGAAGAACTGATCAAGGTTATTACTGAAATTTCACCAGTTCGTTCTGTTGCTCGTATTCGTCAAACTTCAAATAAAGAAATTGAAGTACCAAGTAAAACTGCAACATTTGCAGCAGCTTGGACAGCAGAAACTGGCTCACGTTCAGAAACAACAGGCTATACAACCTCGTTGAACACAATTCCAACACATGAGCATTATGCTCTTGTTGATATTAGTTCACAGTTGCTTGAAGATAGTGTGTTTGATTTAGAAGCTGAAATGAACACTGAATTTGCAGAGCAATTTGCAAAAGCAGAAGGCGCAGCTTTTATTTCTGGTGATGGTTCAAATAAACCAACAGGCATTGTAAATGGATCAACTGTTTCATCAACAACTGCGGCTAATGCTGCATCTATTGTTGCTGATGATCTTTTTGATTTGGTACATGGTCTTAAATCTGAGTATGCACGTTCAGCTACATTTATGATGAACCGCGCAACACTTGGAGCAATCAGAAAGCTTAAAGATACTGCAGGTCAATATCTTTTCCAAACTGGTTTCTCTGGGCAATCAGGTATGCCAAATACAATTCTTGGTCATCCATATGTTGAAGCACCAGATGTTGCTGACATTGCCACAAGTGCAAAATCAGTAATCTTTGGTGATTATCGTAGAGGGTACATGATTGTAGACCGTGTAGCTCTTGCAGTTCTACGTGACCCATTCAGCCAAGCTTCATCAGGAAATGTTCGTTACATTGCCAGAAGAAGAGTTGGTGGTGAAGTAGTTCTTGCAGAAGCAATGCGAGTTCTTGAGCATCCATAAGTTTATGGTTTGGGGAGCTTACTGCTCCCCTTCCTACTAGGAGGTAGGTATGAAAATAATGATGGTTAAAAATTCAGTAGGTATTGCGCGCTCAGATGGGGCGGCAACAATGACCTATGAAGCAAACAAAGAATATAATTCTTCCGAAGCATGGCAAGAAAAAGTCTTTAAGTATTTTGTTACCAATGGTCTGGCAAATGAAATTGGTGGCAATGCACCAGTTCCAGAAACTAAAGCACCAAAACGCGCAAGAAACGAAAAAGGTCAATTAAAAGGTGATGATCCAACAACACCTGATGTCAATGAAGCTTGGGAAGGTGGTAAAGCACCAAAAAAATAAACAGGGAATGGTAGGCTATGGCTGGATTAAAAGTAACAACGGAACCAACAATTGAGCCTATCAGTATTGAAGAGGCTAAAGAGCATCTTAGGCTTGATGATGACATTGATGATATTCCTGTTTTAACTTTTATCAAAGCAGCTAGACTTTACGTTGAAAAATTTACTGGACGTTCCCTAATTACAAGAACTGTTCAACAATTTTTAGATACCTCTGCAGCAACCCTCGATCCATTATATGAAGGCATGAGAACAGGTGTTATTGCTAGACCTTATGCTAACTACATAGAATTGGCAGCTTCACCAGTAATTTCAGTAACGAGTGTAAATTATTATAATGACTCAGATACACAATCTACTTGGGCTACATCAAATTATTATGTTGATAATGTCTCTGATCTTGGACGTATTTATCTTAGGGATGGAGGAACATTTCCGACTGATCTTAGGGCTGCAAACGGTTTAGAGATAAATTATACTGCAGGTTTTGGCGCAGCAAGAAGTGATGTTCCATCCGATTTGAAATTAGCAATGTTGCAATATATGACTTTTGCGTATGAACATAGGGGTGAACAAGAGGGCAATGCTCCTCCCATGTTGCCCAAAATACTAAACACCTTATTGTCCCCATATAAGATTATGCGTTTAGGCGTTCATCCCTATGCCAATATTTTAAGAACAGGGATTAGTTGATGTCTATCGGTAAAATGAGGCAATTGCTGCAAGTACAAAGATATACAAAAACACCTGACGGTGGTGGTGGATCAACAGTTGTTTATAGTAAAGTTGCAGATGTTTTTGCACAAATTATGCCAAAAGATGCAAAAGAAAATCTTTTCGGAGACCAAATGCGAGAAGTTACTAGTCATGTAATTATGATAAGGTATCGCAGAGATTTAACACATGCAGATAGATTGGTACAAAATCATACAAGATTAGGTGAACAGTTTTCTAGAACCTTTGCAATTAAAGGCATCAAAAATATAAACAATGAATTTAAATATATGCAGATTGCGGCACAAGAAGGAGCAGGTGTGCCAACATGAGTAAAATTCGTGGTAGAGTTATTAGAAAAAAAAGCGTTCCCATTTTGGCAAGATATGCAGCAGAAACAAGAGCATATATAAGTAGGGGTGCAAATCTTGTTAGAAATACCGCAGTTCAATCAATACAAGCTCATGGTAGTGCTGGTAGAACATATCAAAAATATAACCCCAGAAGGGAACATACAGCATCAACTGAAGGCAACCCACCAAATACCGATACTGGATTTTTGGTAAGCAATATTCATGCGGTTATAGATCAAGATGGTTTTGGCGCGAGTGTAGAAAGTCGTGCGGATTATTCTGAAGCATTAGAATTTGGCACAAGCACAATGGGTGCAAGGCCTTTTCTACAACCTGCATTAGAAGAAAATAGAACAAAAATAATAGCTATGTTTGCTACATTAAGGGCTTCTAGATAATGTCTTTTCATTCGTTTCCATTGCAACAAGCTATATTTAATAAATTGAATGGTAATACAACTGGTTTATCAGGTGCATCTGTTTCTATTTTTGATAATGCAGACGAAAGTACAGCTTATCCATATGTTTTAATTGGAGAAGAAACGACAGCAAATAATGGAACAAAAACATTAGATGGAATACAACATACTCAAACAATTCATGTGTGGTCGCAATATCGTGGATTGCGTGAGATAAAAGAGATTATGCAATCGGTCTATGAAAACCTGCATAATACTGATATAACTGTATCAGGTGCTTCACTGGTGAATATTCGACAAGAGTTTTCGACAACACTGGTGGAAAATGATAATTTAACACGGCATGGGGTTATGAGATTTCGTGTCGTTGTGTTTGACAGCTAAAGGAGTAAAGACATGGCGGCACAAAAAGGTTCAGCCCTACTATTAAAAATTGGCGCAGATAATACTGCGGCTGCAGCAGGTGATACTTATACAACCATAGGTGGTTTAAGATCAACTTCACTTACAATGAATGATGAAGCGGTAGACGTTACAACAAAAGATAGTTCTGGCGTAAGAGCATTATTGGCAAACGGTGGTGTTCAATCTATGTCAATAAGTGGTTCTGGTGTATTTACAGACGCAGCATCGGAAGCAACATTAAGAAGTGCTTTTGGTGCAAGTGATTTTCATAACTTTCAAATAATCGTTCCAGATTTTGGCACATACACAGGGGAGTTTATGGTAGCATCGTTAGAATATGCAGGTGAGCATAACGGTGAGGTCACATATACTGTAACATTAGAAAATTCTGGCGCATTTACATTCGCAACAGTTTAAGGAGCTTAGAGAATGGCTTGGGAAAAGGTTACAATACATTTTAATGAGACCATGCTTGCAGGTCATTCTCGCGGCACAATGTTCACCATTCCTTGTGCAGCAAAATTCCAAGAAGGTGATGTTATTTCATCAAATGGAAAAGAATTTAAGGTAACATCTGTTATAGATGTAGCAGGTCGTGGCGAAGTTTTTGAAATTGAAACAGAGGAGGTCAAGAGTGACAAACCCAAAGCGCGGAGAAATGCAGTTGAGTCTGGGGGATCAGACATGGACAGCAAGAGTGACGATGGACGGGATAGCTAGAATTGAAGCAGCTTGTGGGACAGGCATTGTTAAAATTCTAGGTCGTTTAACGGACGGTGATTTAACAACAACAGAAATGTGTAATATTTTACATCCAATTATTAAGGGTGGTGGTAACGATATTTCTATGAAAGATATTCAAAATGCAGTTTGGGATGCAGGTTTGGCAGAAACAATGAAAGCGGTAGGAGAGATTGTTGCAATTTCTCTTGGTGGAGGTAATGACGAGGGAAACGTAAAAAAGGTGGCAAAGCAGTAGATGAATTTCCGTGGCAACAATATATGGAAATTGGATTGGGCAAAATGCAAATGCGTCCAGATGATTTTTGGAATATGTCAATGATTGAATTTCAAACTGCTTTAGATGGATTTTCTGATTTTCACTCTGGGGGCAAGCCACCGCCTCTTAGCAAAGGTGAATTAGACGATTTGATGGAAAGGTATCCTGACTAATGGCAACTACTGTTGACACATTACTGGTTCGTATAGAGTCGGATATGCTATCTCTGCGAAGAGACCTTCAAAAAATACGACAAGATACTGATAGAACAACAAGAGGCATTGTTGGATCATTTAGAAAAATGGGTCCTTTAATTGGTGCGGTAGCAGGTGCAGTTGTTGTTCGACAAATTGGTCGTATGGGAATGGCTGCGATCAATCTTGCATCCGATGTTGAAGAAATGCAAAACAAATCACGCGTTGTTTTTGGTCAATTCCGCGATACTGTTGTTGCTGATTTAACAGAATTTGGAGATGCAGTTGGGCGAAGTTCTTTTGAATTAGAAGAAATGGCCTCGTCAATTCAAGACACCTTTGTACCAATGGGATTTGCAAGAGGCGAAGCTTCAAAGCTTTCTGTTCAATTAACAAAATTAGCCGTAGATGTTGCATCTTTTAATAACGCGTCTGATGTAGAAACAATGAGGGCGTTTCAAAGCGCGATTGTTGGAAATCACGAAACTGTCAGGCGATTTGGAATTGTCATTACAGAGGCAACCTTGAAGCAAGAACTATTGCGAATGGGGATTACAAAAGCTGCAAAAGATGTGACAAATGCAGAAAAGGTACAAGCGAGAATGAATTTAATTCTTGCAGGTACAAC